GTTTCTTGATCCCCTCTAACTACTTGGGCATATGCAGGTAAACCTAAGGGGTTAGTAACATCAAATCCTAAGATTGTGTTACCATCATCTGGGTTATCCACCTCTCCTGTTTTTCTAAAGGGATTAACACCTTGTTTATTAAGGTGACCGCCTAAACCAACAACACCTACTTGAGCTAACGTTGAAGTTGGTAAATAAACACCCTCGTTGAGGATTCCAGAGGCTTCAGTAGCAACGCCTAATCTTGATAGTAGGTTTTGTTTAACTGGGAATAGTCTACCTCTTGTTGTTTCAGTTAATAGTCTAGTTATACGATGAGCATCGGTAGCAGAATCCTTTAAAGTACCATTTCTAAGCAGAAAGTCGGTTTCCTCTTTACCTGACCACTCACTCTCCAAAGGAGGTAAGTCAGTCCAGATAATGGGTTCTGCTTTTGATGGATTACCTATATTACCACCAACAGTCCAAGGAGTTTTATATCGCTGTAGTGTATCTTTTTCTCCAGCTAAATCCCTTAGTCCATTAATCTCATCCCAATTTGTAGCTTTTGGTTCAAATAAACTCATATAACTCTAGATTAATATTTTAATTAATCGTTACCTGTTATATCTGTCAATGCATCTCTCTCTACACCTGCTGCTACAGCAAAATCTGTATATTTCCCTTTAGAAAATGTGTTGTTGATTGGAATGATACCCCCAGCTGTGTTTGCTGTTGTTGGTACACCACCGTTGTTTACTGATCTAGGAGATCCTTTTGTTATTAATCGATCTTCAAGTCCTTTTAATTCACTCATAATTTATTGTTTTTATTATATTTTGGTTTATTATAAATATTATTGGATTTGGTAAGTGTTCATAGCTGTTACAGTTCCAAACTTAGTTCCGTTCATACTTACTGTTCCTTCTTTAGTTGCTATATTTTCCAATACTCTTTTTATTGCTTTTAACTCACCTTCCATCATAGCGTTATTAGCTGGTGCTACGGTTTGTGTTGTAGTGTTATTTGAAACCATACTATTTGTAGTAGGTTTATTAATAACTGTGTTTTGGTCTAGGTTTGTACCTGCTACGATTGTATCTTTATCGTTAAATGCTATTGTACCTTCAGGTGTTGATAAAGTACGTTTACCATATCCAGGTGATACGTAATCATCTGCTTTTGAGTAAGCTGCAATAGACGCTAACATAGCTGTTGTTGCTGCTGCGGCAACCGGGATTGCTGCTGGTCCCATAAACGTAGAATAAGAACCCCACATTTTAGCTATTGAAGAACCAATTTCTAATCCCTTGATTATTTTTAGACCCTTTATAAGAGATGGTAGTCCTGATATTAACTTACCAAACCCTAAACCTCCTATAACCAATGCTATCGCAGTTGATTCACCTAATATTGATGTGAAAAAACCTGCTATAGTACCTAATGGACCAGCTGCTATATCTGTAAGTGCACCTTGTAGTTTTTCAATGAGTAGACCAAATGCTTCTTGAGTTTTTAACATTTCCACTTGAGCAGCTACTTCTTCTCCCTTTAAAGCAACTATTTCCTTTTGACTCATTTCTCCATACTGCTGCATCAGTAAGGATTCAGATAACCCCTCAACAGACATACCAATGGCATCAGCCATTGCTTCCTGTTGTATTCTATTCATATTGGAGAAATCTTCAAATGTTCCCATTTCACGATTAATCTCCTCCATTAACGTTTTCTGGTCATTATTTAAGGCTGCTAATCTAGCTTTTTCTAGATTAATATCTTTACCTAATAATAACTCTGCTTGTAGTTCAGCATTTATAGATGATTCGAAATCTAATAACTTACCTGCTACTGAGTTTACTTGATCTAAACTTAAACCTAATGCTTTTGCTTGAGCTACACCTTCAGTTAACGCTACTACAGAACCTTGGAATTGAGCTAAACCGTATGCTCCGGCTTTACCAACTTCATCCATTACCCCCTTAACGTTTATAGCAACACCTTCTTGTGCTGACATAGCACTTACAGTTTCATATTGAGCGAGGGTTTGTTCTCTAAAGTCTTCACCTGTAGCCTCTGCTATTTGTCTAAGTTTTGTAGCTGAATCAGCACCTATACCTAACTGATTAGTAAGTTTACTTTGTGCCGCTGCGTTTTCAGGTATGATTTTACCTGTTAAACCTAAGGCTTCGTTAAACTGCATTTGTGCCTCTACTAACTTTTTAGTAGTTACAGTAATATCCTCTGTAGAAGCTGCTATCCCAGCAAATTCTCCTCTTATTTTTTGACCTTCCTCGTATGATACGTTCATACTCTTAGATAGATCAACTACTTGAGAATTAACTTCACCAGCTGCCATTATAAGAGCAGTGAATATAGCTTCTGGGGATTTAATGGCATTGAAGGCTCCATCAAATATGGAACCCATTGTTTTACCCAATGTTTTAAATTGGGTATCCATAGAGTTAGCCTCAGACCTTGCTTTATCTTCTAACCCACCTAAACCTTTAGTTGCATCAGCTATTACATCATCAAAATTTGATTTTGATTCAATATATGTCTCTAAATTAACACCCTTCCCAGCTTTATTTTGGAGTGTACTAATTTCTTTTTTAAGCTCTTCAATCCTTTCAGGATTTCGGTCCTTTATATCTAGATTAATCTCTAAATCCATTAACTCCTTTAACTCCTCACCTTTGGCTTTAAAGTTTTCAATTTCCTCTCCACTTAACTTAAATGTATCTTCAAGTCCTATTAACTTCTCTCTAGCTTTTGATATATCTAGATCTAGTTCTTGTTTTTTAGATATATATTCGTCAGTTTCTCTAAATGCATCTATAGCTGTTTGCGCTACTTCCTCAGCATCTGATTTGATTTTATCTATATCAAATATACCAGTTATACCTGTTACTTTAGAAAGTGAGGATAAAAGACCACCAGTAATGCCTATAGAACCCTCAATCTTTTTTCTATCTAAAATTTCTTGTTTTAGTCCATTATTAATACCGTTTTGAAAACCTTGATTTTTATCTAACATCGTGTTGATGTTACCTATAGCATCGTCATTTTTTTCATAGGAAGCTGTGACGTCTTTAAGCTCTTTATTAGCCTTGACTAGGTTTATTACATCCTCTTTGGTTTTGGATTTTATAGATTCAAGTTTATCAATCTTTTTTTGAGCGTTTACAATGTTAGCTTCATCTGCTTTTATTTGCTCCTCAATAAAAGGTTTATTTTGTTTTAATTGAGCAAAACTTATATCAGCTTTTTTCTGCATAGACATAAGTTCCTTTGAATCTAACTTTATCCCTCTATTCCTTTGGGATAAAATTTTACTACTTACATCTTCTAATGCCTTGGTAGAGTTAACTACTTTATTTGTAGCAGCTTTACCCTTAGTTAATTCACCAACTATACTTTGAAGGGATAGAAAAGTATTATTAAACTCATCGTTAACATTTCTTACCTCAGAATTAACTCCTTTAACTGCTGTTTGTAGTTGTTTAATAGTAGAGGAGGCATTCTTAATACCTACTGAATCGAAGCCTTTAAATGGATTATCCTTACCTAACTGATCATACTTTTTCTGTATGTCATTAAGTAAGGAGTTAATCTGATCTAGTTCCTGTTTTGTTGGTGTAGCCAAAGTAAGGGTGTTTTATTATAAATATTACTACTTATAACTTGTTTTAGTATATTGTTGAGAAGCTGCCTTAAAGTCCTGAACGTTTACTTTACCATCCTCACCTACTAACGTTTGATTTGTAGTATTACCCTTAGATGCTTGTTCGTTTGCCTCATTTTGTTTTTCGTAATACTCATTTATTAACTTAAAAGTCGTATTACGAAGCCAAATAGGCATATTATATAAAGTACTATAGTTATAGCCTCCGTTACCGTGAAATATTATTTCGTGGATTTGTCTAAATAAACCAGCTCTATAAGTCGGAGTCAGGCCAAAAAAAGCTGAGTCCAATGGGGATTTCCCTATCGATTCCTGCTGAGCTACGAAAGGTCATGTCTACATCAGGCATACACGTTTTATAGTGTTTCCTGAATGCACGTGAATCCATAGCTAACATAAAGTTATCTACAAACTCGCCAACTGACTTGGCAGCACCGTCTCCTTCTACGGCAGTTATAATGGTTTTTAATCTAGTTGAAATAGCGGGTGATGAATCAGGTCTGATTTTCTTTATCCCTTCAATATCTTTTTCGATACGTTTTTCGTCTTTACCTGTTAAAAGTTTAAACTTAATAACTGTATCTGCTTTTGGTAATCTAAACTCAAACTCGTTTTTACCTTTTGGTAGGTTATCGAAATCTATATCGATGTTATCTAGTTCTGATAGATTTACTACATCGTCTACTCCGGCTATTCTAACGGGATATTCAGCACCGTACCCAAGTACACGAGCAGCTATTAGTAGTGCGTTTTTATCGCCTAATAATAAGTCATCTACGGTAAACTTTGGTGACACTATAAGTGATTCTAATAGTTTGTCTAAAACTGTACCGTTTGTGATATAGTTTTGATTTGTTAGTATATCCTCCTCACGAGCAGTCATATACTTGATTTCAACTTTTCCAGCTGCTAAAGGTGAATCTTCAGCATAAAAATGACCTTTTGAGGGTAGTAAGACTGTTTCGGTTGGGAAATTAAACTCTGCCATAATCTTAATTTGTTGTAACGTTTTTATTATACATAATAATATAAAAAAAGGGTTGACATAAGCCAACCCTCTTTTATAAAATATTTGTATTTCTTCTTAGAAGTTCAATATTGCGTAATCAATCTCACAAGTCATAGTGATTTGTTGAGCTGTTGATTCGTTATCGAATCCATACTCACCAAAGTCGGCGTTAGAAATCATAGCACCTTTTAAAATCCACTCAGAAACGACATCTCCAACAGGTCCTAATACGTTGAAAGTTAAATCTTTCTTGTAGAAGTCACTGTACCCATCTCTTCCTGTTACACTTTCGTGATGTAGACGAACCCATTCCATAATAGATTGTGCTCCTGAAGGTGTGATTGCATCATATAACGTAAACGTTACTGGTTGCCATACAGTTTTTCCTTTAAGGTTTCTTCTTGTGTTGACATGGTTAAGAGTTATTACTTCTTGACTCATTTGGATCGCACTTACTCCTTTAATCATGTAAGATGGAAAACCGTCAATCAGCATCATGTACCTGTTCTGTTGTTTCGGTTCAAAGGCCGTGAAGAACATTTCGTTAGTATCGAGTATCGCCATTTTGTGTTTTTATTTTATTATAAATATTTAGTCTCTTTGTTTTTTATTCGAAAGTAGCTCCAGTTGGTGTAACATTGAAATCTAACAATACGAATTCAGCTGTTTTGGTTGGTTGTAAGAAGATTTGACCAACTAGTTGGTTTCTATCTACTACATCTGGTCCGTTATTAGACTCATCCATCACTGTCTTAAACGCATATAAACCTTGACGTTGTTGTACTGATTCTAGGTATGGATTAACTTGTGTTAAGAAGTTATTTCTTGTTGATGCTGAGTTTTGTTCGAATACTAAAGTATCTGCTATTTGAGAAACATATGTTTTAACAGCGATTAATAATCTACGAACGTTTACTCTATCTAAAGCAGATGCACGTTTTTGAAGTGTTTTCTGTCCAAATACTACAACTCCACTTTGTGGGAAAGTAGCGATTGGATTTACGTTTGCTTCGTATAGTGTATCTCTTGTAGATGAAGGTAGTTTACGTTCTGCTCTAATAACAGTTCCTAAAGCTCCTCTTGTTAAACCTGCAGGTGCAAACCATGCGTCTGCTGATGCGTCTGTATAAGCATATACTCCTGGAATCATAACTGATGCAGGTACCCAAACTTGTTTCCCCGTTTCTGGGTCAATAGTTTGACACCATGGCCAGTATGCAGTAGCGTAACTAGAATCGAAGGCAGCTGCTTGTGTAGTCACTGTACCAACGTTTGCTCCGTAGTTAACTAAATCTACGATAGAGATATTGTCTCCTCTATTTACCGAGTTATTAGCCACTGATGAAACGATAGCAGCACCGTTTTGTGATGTAACTCCAGGTACAGATATTGAGTTATAAATATATTCATCTTTATTAGACATCAACGAAACTGCTGTTGCATAATCTCCAGCTGTTAATCCTTGGATATCTGCTGTTGATACGTTTTCGTTAAAGTTTGCAGCACTTGCTGTGTTGAAAAATGCTCCAACTGCGTTTGTAAACGAACCTGAACCTACTATAGGTAAAGATGATGTGAAAGCTGATTTAGCTGTTCCGTTATTATCGAAATAATCAGGAGTTTTTGTTGATACACTTTTAACTCTGATGTAACTTGATTTGTTACGGAATGTACCTTGGTCTTGAACGTAGTAAGATCCACCATCGTTCATCACTACCTTTTTAGAGTTACCTATTACTGATTCAATATAGTTTTCAGCTTTTGGGTCTAAAGATAGGTTTGTCCAAGTTTCTAATATTGCTTTATCTCTGTTATTGTCATCTCCTCTACGAACTAATAAACTAAACTGTCCTGATGATGAGTTAACTGACGCTATTTCCCAACGAATATTATCCGCTGTACCTAACGTTAAAGCTCCTTGTGATTGAGAACCTGAGTTGTTCATGATATCTCCTTCAGATAGTGTTTCTAGTGTAAAAGAACTAGATGTATCAGAGTTGATAACAGGTGTTGATTCAGCAGAACTGAAAGAACCACTAGTTACTCTAGTAACTAATACTGATTCACCTCCGTTTTGGAAATAGTTGTAAACGGAAACTCCCGTTAAATAGTTGTAGCTATCTGAGCCACTTGTTACAGCCCCACCAAATATTGACTTATACTGTGAATATGAAGTAACGGTAGTTGGGATTTCTACAGGTCCTTTAACAGCTGGTCCAATAATAGCGGCACCAACGGTTACTGGTCCTTGTGATACTTGTGATGAGTCATTTTCTCTTGCAAGTACTCCAGGTGATAATAATGTTTCTGCCATTTTATGTGTTTATTAGTATTATTCGTTTGTTATAAATACTAAAACCTTTCTCAAAAACCTATTCTGTTGGCGTTATCTTGCCAGTTTCTATATTTATTGTTCCATTCCCGTATTTTGTAGTGAGGGTTGATGCGAAAGTGGAACGTTCTTTGTCAAACTTTTTCTTAAAATCTAAAAGATCATCTTCTTGTTCATCTAGTTGTACTCTTTGGTATGCTAACTGTCCGAAGGATAGTATGATGTTTTCTTCTTTGATTCTAAAATCTTTTAGTGTTTGTAACTCTTCTTTTTCTAATAACTTATCTTCCATTTTATTTATTTAGTGATTATTCTATAATATAATAACGTTTCCGTCGCAATCAAACCCATGTACCGTCTCTTGTGTTATTACTACTTGAGCACTAGAGTTATATGCTTTTAAAGCAGAAACATCTTTTTGTAATACCTCAGGTATTAACTGACCTTTTAATCTAATATTAAATGTTCCTCTAACTAGTCGTTCTTGACCATCTGTTAGTTGTGCTTCAGTTTGAAACGAATCGATATAACATCTAAACTTAAATCGTTCTGGGTCACCCCAATATGAGTCTGATGAGTATTCCATAGCTTCAACTAAAGCGTTTAGTTGTTCCATATAATACGTCTGCATAATACAGCTATAATCTACTGTTACGTAATCTCCAACTACAATAGCTTGTGTTTGTTGAACTGGTTTACGATTATTTAGTAAATCGAAGTTATTATATG